ATCGAGGGTGAGTTGCTCACTCATTGTCCACCTCACCCTCTCCCACGTCGTCGGCGGCGAGGGCCTTCGCCTTGCGCTTCGCCTTGGCCTTTTTTTCGACGCGAGAGACCAGGTGCTCGGCGAGCCATGCGGGGATGTCCTCGCGTTCGACGGTGGCGGGCATGCCGGCGGACTCGCAGACGGACTCGATGGCCTGTAGCTCAGTCTCGATTTGGTTGGCGTTCGCCTGTTCAAGCGCAAGCGCTTTCATCGCCAAGCCTCTTTCCCCGTCGACGATTTGACCGGCCAGCTCGGTCACGGCCTGGGCGACGACATCGATGGCGGCGCCGACGTCGCAACGGGCGGCAACCTCGGCGGCGGCGCCGTTCACCGGGCGGATGGACTCGGCGAGGGCGCGCACCTTGCTGGTAAGCGTCCTGATTTCCTCGTCCCACATATCGGCGTCGGCGTCGGCGTTATCGGTGGCGCCTTTGATGCTCGCATGATGCGCGGCCTTGGATTTGGCCAACTCCTCCTGCGTCCAGGCGAGCGACTTGCGCAGGCTCTCGGTCTCGCCGTCGGGCCACGCGGTGGCGACGGCGATGATGTGCGCGAGCAGCTGGTGGATGCTGTCGACCACCTGCACCTGCCCGTCCTCGACAACGAGCAGCTCCTGCACCGTCGTGTGTGTCTCCTCGGCGAGGATGGCGCGGATGTCATCGAGCCCGACGGTCATGCTGTCGACGGCAGGGCGGGCGTCCAACTGGCGATGGGCCTCGGCCAGCTCGGTTTTGAGTGCGTCGACCTGGTGACCGTGCCGACTCGCGGCGCTGATTGCGGCCTCCTCGAGGTCGGCGAGGACGTCGCGGGCGAGGCGGGCGCGGGCTCGGATGCGCTCGCGGTCGGCGTCGTGGGTGGCAATGGGAAAAAGTTCTTCGGTCATGTGTGTTGCTCCTGGTGGCCGTGTTGAAGGTGCCCCGTGTCGCCGGGGCCACGCGATGCGGGCGAGCGGTCAGTCTTTTTTCCAGCCACCGACGACGGCGGCGGCGACAATGGCGGGGGCGTCGGGGATGACGGCGGCGATGCGCGCGACCATATCGGCGTGCTTGGCGGCGCAGGCGTTGACGTCCTCGGTGGCAGCGATGTCGTCGAGGATGGTATCGAGCGTCGTCTGCGCCTTCGCTCGTTTCTCCTCGGCGGTGGCTTCTTTCTTCTGCTTCACCGGGGACGTCGCGACCACCAGCGGCTTCACGGTGAACGGTTTTCGCGAGGCTTTGCTCGCGGTGAGCGACATCGTCACCGCGCGGTCGAGGTCGCTCATGTGAGAGATACGAATCCCTCCCACCGTGGCCCCGCCGAACGCGACGGTCTCGTCGCGGTACAGGGTGAGGGAGCGCCCGACGTAGGCGGCGCCGTCGCGGCCCCAGCAATGGACAAGGACGCGGCGCATGGACTTACACGGGAGGTAGGGCTTGCCGTTGTCGCCGTCGAAGCACAACGCGATGGGTTGGTCTCCCTGCCCGGTGCTGGCGCGGGCCTTGACGGCGTTGAGGGTGATGGTTCGAGGGCCGACGATAAGGTCGTCGGCGTTCAGCTGGTCGGATTTAGGCGCGATGGTGGCCCCGACGTCGATGCTGTTGCTGTTGCTGGTGGTCATGGTGCGTGCTCCTGGTGGTCGTTGGTGTGTGCTGTCTCGTTGCTCAGATATTGATGCCGTCGTCCTTTCGCTCGGTGGGGATGAGGCGGAAATCGGGGGAGCTCATGGCCTCGACGATGCGCTGATACTCCTCGTCGAGACGGACATGGAACGCCGCAGCGGCCTCGACGATGGCGACATGAATGGCCGGGTCTGGATAGATGCGCAGGGTCAGCATCGGGAGACCGGCGGAAAACGAAACGAAGTCGACCCAGCTGCGCTCGCTGACGAGCAGGCCGGTCTGCACCTGCAGCAGGTAGTCGTCGGGCATGGCGTTCGAGAGAATCGTCTGCACCTGGTATTTGCCTCGCCGCGATTTGACCTCGACGAGCCCGTCGACCCCGACAAGGGCGTCGGGGCTGTAGCCGATAGGGAAACCCCAGCGGTCGTTGGTGATGAGCCCGACGCGCTCGATGGGCGCGTAGTTTTCCTCGTAAATGTCGAGGGCCTCACCCTCGTCGGTCTGCCCTCGCAACATGTCGTCGCTGACGAACGCAGGTTCGACGTACTGCGTGACACGCTGGGCGAGCAGCTCGTACAGGTGAGCGCGGGACTTGTCGTTGTCGGCGGGCTTCAACCGCCCAGGGGTGAGAACGAGCTTCATCTGGCTCGCGGTGAGCAGACCGCATCGAGCCTGCAGCCATTCCTGCGTGCCCTGGGCGAGGTCGGCGTGAATGGTGATGGTCATGGTGTTTCTTTCTTTGTTGGTTTTGGCAGAGCGTTGATTGCATCGAGAAAGTTTGACGGCGTCGTTCCTGCCCCTCTGCCGTTTCGCTGGTATGTCGTTTTGACAGCTGACGTCGTCCCCTTCTTTGATTTCATGACAGCACCTTGAAGTCTTCGGTAGCGGCGTAGAGGCGGACAACATTTTGGCCGGTGGCGAACAGCATGATGGCGCGAACGGCATAGGGGTACTGCGCTCGTCCCCGGCGGCTGTTGCGGTCATTGGACAACCGCAGGATGCACGTCGCCGAGTCTGGGCCGTCCCATGAGCCACGGCGGTATTCGTCGCAGAACTTCAAGGCAGCGGCCTCGTTGATGACGGCGGCGCGGACTGCACGAGACAGGGCGCCGATAACTGCGCTCGGTATGACGTCGCCGAGGACCATTTGACGCAGCAATGCGCCATGCTTTCCGGCCACAAACATGGCGACCTCAGTCTTTGACGCATGGCGGGCGGCGTATCCGACGACTGCGAAGTTTGCGGCGGCGGCAAGCTTGTTCGTGTTCAGCTCACCGGCCAGGTGTAGCACGTCGGCGGCGGTGCGTCGGCTTGCGTCACCGATGACGTGGAAGGTGCCGGCCTCGCAGTCGCGAAACACCAGCGACGTGATGCTCACACCGCTTTTGATGACGGCGGAGAGTCGGTGCTGCCCGTCAATGAGACTGCCGTCCTTGGCAAACGCAATCCCCTCGTGAGTGCATTGCCAGTGGCCTGCAATCATGGACTCGGCCAGGGCTTCGACGTGTTTGGATTTCAGGGTGCGGTTCGCTGTGTTGCGTTCGAGGTAGGCGGCGGCGGTGGTCGGGGTGATGGTCTCGGTTGATGTGTGCATGTTCAGGTGTCCTTTTTTGCGATGGTCGTGAGGGCGAGGGCGATGGATTCGAGGGCGGCGACGCGGCGGGCTTGCAGGGTTTCCTTCTCGGTTTCGTTCGACGGCGGTGGCGACGTCGATGGGCGGGGGCGGTTGATGTAGGCGTGAGTCTGCGCGGCGCATTGTTTGGCGATGACGTCGGTCACGTTGCAGAAGTCATCGACGAGGTCGTGGGCGAGCTGCTCGAACTCCAGGCGGTCGAGGAACGTCCCGCGCACCAGCGCATCGTGGGCGCCTTTGCGGTTGAGGCTGCTCATGCGTCACCGTCGACGGCGCCGTAGTTGATAAATGCGGTTCGGTTCCCCTCGGGCTTCGACGCACGCCATAAGCGCATCTCAGCGACGTTGCAGTAGAACATGAACCCGGCGGGCGTCGTCGGGCATGCGACCTGGTCGTGTGGCGCGCCAGAGCGACACCAGCGGGCGATGGTTTTTCGGTCGACGCCCATCATTATCGAGGCCTGCGCCAGCGTCGTGTTTCGTTTCGGTTTTTTCTTGGCCATGCGTGCTCCTTCAGGCGTCCTCATCAGGACGAGCCACCGTGTCGGTGCGCCTTGCTCGTCGTCGGGCGGCGAATCCAAGCGCCCCCCGATTCGGTTGTTGTCCCTGCAGCGGAATGCTGCAGGGCAACCATTCTCCCGCTGCGTCGAAATCAACGGGAAACCTTGAATCTATCGCTCGCGGTGCCGACGCTGCCGGTCCGCCACCCAGGCGCGGAGCATGCCCTCGTCGGCCCATCCCGCACCGACCTCGGCGTCGAGGTCGCACTGGTCGATGACGTGCAGCACCTCTCGCTCGATGCGCGCGAGGCACATCTCAGGCGTCCACGCCGTGCCGTCGATGGTTGCCCCGGGCCCGACGAGCAGGGCAGCGTCGACGACGGCGGCGAGGCCAGCGATCAGGGTGCGGCGGCGGGCGTCGACTCGGCCCCGCAGCGCGAGCGTAGCGGCGTGTCGGGCGTGAGCGTCGTCATCGCACACCACGACGCAAGCGCCGGTGATCAGGTCTAGGGCGGTGCGGGCGACGCTCCCCTGCGTCTCGTCGACTGCGCGCGCAGCGACGCGCACAGCCCCGCTCAGCGCGCGCTGGGCGCCGGGGTTGGTCTTCCAGGTGCTCGCATCCCAGCCCGAGCTCGCCACCGAGGGCCACCCTGCGGCGATGCGGACGAGGCCCTGCGTGCTCTCGATGGCGTAAATCATCGGCCACCCCCTCGCAGCACACTGAACGCCGCAAGGGCCCCGGCAGCAGACACACCGACGACGACGGGGACACCGTCGACAGCGACGACCCAGCCCGCGCGCCCATGGCGCGTCACGGTAGTCACACATCCGCCAAGTAGTCGGCGATGGCATCGGCGAAGTCGGCCTCGAAGGCCTCGCGGGCGACGCGGTTGTCGCGGATCCAGTCGACGAGCTCGCTGAGGGTCATGCCATCGAGGACGGCATCGAGGGCGCTGTTGTCCTCGTCGAGGTGTCGACCGCGCGCGGGGTCGGGGAGCAGGGAGTCAAAGTCGGGCAGGTCCATGTGTGTGTCTCCTCGCCGGGGTCGTGGTCCCGGCGCAAGCCAAAACCCCGGGCTCACCGGGGAATGCTGGTCAGGTTGTGGGTGGGAAAAGCGCCTGCTCGGCGGCAGCGCAGACCTCGGCGGCGATTTCGGCGATGACGTCACGCGGCAGGCGGCACAGGTTGCCGGAGAGCCACATAGTTACGTCGTCGCCGTAGACGGCATAGCCACCGTTGATTCCGTCGGGAGCGACGGTGGCCTCACCCTCGATGCCGTTGACGGTAACAGTGACGTCAAGTGCGCTGCGGACGCCAGTGGTGGTGGGGCGGATGGTGCTGATGATGATGCTGGTCATGGTCGTGGCTCCTGTTACGGCGGTGTGTGTCGTGCGCCGTGAGCCCACTATGTCGCAGCTGCGACATGCTGTCAAGCATGGTGGTGATGTTTTTTTTCTGGGGCTTTGCAAAGCCGTTTTGCGTGCATTGGGTGCGACATTGCGCAGGCTGCTTTGTGACCGCGCGCACAAAAAACAAACGCCACCCCGCGAAAGGTGGCGCCTGCCGAACACACAAAACCCAGACCCACGACGGCCCGTCACCCGAGGTTACGGCCCTGCGTCGTCGACGTCAACGCAGTTCGTCGAGGGCTGCGCTGCGCTGATTCAATCCGAGGATGCTGGCAATCTCGTCCTCGGACATGCCTCGGCGCCGCAAATCATCGGCGAGGGCGACGTCATCGGGAGACATCGGCGCGCGGTATTTGGCCTCGCCAGCCCCTCGAACGGCCGAGGTGATGGCGCCGGCGGCGCGAGCTGACGCAGCGCTCGCCGGGGCCTCGGCGGCGCGGGAGAGGTTGCCCAAGCGCTCCCCGAGGGCGGCGGCGGCCTCCTTCCCCGTCGCTCGCATTTGCGAGCCGCGAGCGGACCCGGCCTTGAAAGCAGCGACGGCGGCGGCACCACCGACGGGTCCGGCCATAGCCTCGCCTGCCGTCGCCGCCTCGGCCTCGCGGAGTCCGACCAAGCGGCCACCGGCGGCGCGGCCCAGACTCTCGGCGGTCTGCTCCTCGACGAGGTAGGCGACCTGCTCGGCCTTGCGCAACTCCTGATAAAGGTCTTTCGCACCTTTCGGTCCCGGGCTTCCTCGAAGGCGAGCGACCATCGTCGACACCTCTGACGGAGGCACACCAAACAAGGCGGCGTCAGCGGCGTCGTCGGTGACGTCTCGCATGGCGCGAACGTACTCCTGTACCGACTCGTTCGCGGCCTTCGATTTCGTCCAGTCGCCCGCGAGCCTGCCGGTGATGTTCGCTTTCCGCTGCATGTCTAGCAGCGAATACGTTTTTCCCTCGCCAGCGACCTCGTCGGCCTTGGCGAACATCAGCTCTGCCGTTGGGGCGTTTGCGTCGTTGTACGCGAGGAACTCGCGGGCTCGCTTGCGGAGTCCCTCGGCGAGCTGCAGAGACGTCACGCTGGCGCCGGCCTGGTCGGCCTGCTGCATCAGCATTTCCTTGGCCTGGCTCACGGTCTCGCGGGTCTCGGTTGCGGCCTCGTTCAGCGCCGTCGTCGTCGACGCTTTCGGAGCCATTCCATATTCGCGCATAATGCGCGCGGCCTCGGGGACCCCACCCTTGACCGGCGGCCTGTTCGTAGCCCTGCCTTCGACTAGCTTGACGATTTTCAGGCCCTCGATGTTCGCGCCGGTCGCGCCTTTCGTCGTCGCAAGGCGGGCGATGTCGGCACCCTTGCCCATCTCGGTGAGGGGCTTCGACAGCAACGACGCGACGGCGGGGGCGGCGCTGCGGGCCATTTGCACGGCTGCGGGAGCAGCTCCACCTGTGAGGGCGCTCATGAGCCCGGTCTTCGTCATCTCTCCGACGAGCTCCTGCGGTTCGAGGGTCTTGGATTCACCTGCGCCGGTCACGACGCCCTGCAGTCCACCGACACCGATGCCGGTGAGCACGGCCTTCCCGAGGTCTTTGACTTTTCCTGCGGCCCCAGCGGGCAGGAGCAACGAGGAGAGGACCTGCCCGGCTCCGGTTTTCAGCGGCTCGGCGGCGCGGGACTCATCGAGACGCTTGCGCTCCTCGTCGCGGGCCTCGCGGTAGGCGCGGCGCGCGGATTCCATGAACCCGTCGGACTCGACGGGCTCGAACCCGGTGAGAGCGTCGCGGGCTCGCCCGTAGACGTTGCCCAGGGCGCCGGCAGCGCCGGCCAGTTCGTCGCCGAACGAAGCGGTGACGCCTTGCTTGGCACCTGTGGCGAAGCTCTGCTCGTAGAACGGGCGGGCCTCGATGCGACGCCGCAGCTCCTCGTCGCGGCCTTCCTTGCCTGCGTCAGAGACGGCGGCGGTGGGTACGGCTGCGGCGAGCTTTGCCCGACGGCGTCGCTCTTTTTCGATTTCAATAAGCGCAAGCTCGTCGTCAGGGTTCATTTTTTCCTCGCTTTGACTGCAGCTTCATATGCGGCGAACTCTTCGTCAGTCATTTCGCTGACAGGCTTGGTGGCGACGGGCACTGCGGCGGCGGGGGCTGCACCGTCGGGTAGGTCCAACCCGCGCGAGAGGTACGCGGCGGCTCGGCGCTGCTTGACATCACCCTTCAGCGCATCGAGGACAGCCTTCGCGGTCTCGTTGCGAGTAGCGAGACCGAGGAATCCGCTATCAACGAGGCCCTGCCTCATCAGCTTGACCTCATCGCTTCGTGCGACGCTGCCGGGGTCGGCGAGCTTGGCGAGGTCGGTCGCGATTTCAGTCAGGCGGCGGTCCATGACAGCCCCCTCGGGGCCGGCGAGTTCAAAGGTGCCGGTCTTGTCGATTTGCTCCTTGATGGCGTCAATGTTGCGGTCGATGTTGCTCGTAAAGTTCTCAACCTCGAGGACTTGTTGCCGTCGCTTCTCGCCGACCGCTGTGGCGGCGGTGTCGCGAGAGGACCCGGGTCCACCGGCGGCCTCGTTGCGCAGGCGTTCGACTTCAAGGCGCAGTTTCTCCGACCGCATCGCAGCATCGGGGCTCGGCTGCTTTGCGCCACCACCGAGGGGGGCGACGACCTTGCGCTCGGCGAACTTGGCGGCGGCCTCACCCTGTCGGGCCTTGGCGGCGAGAGCGGCGGTTTCATCGACGGCGGTATCGCGGGCCATCAGGACCGTGCGCCAGTCGGATGCCGGCAGACCCCGGGCAACGGCGACACGCTCGAGCTCGGCCTGCGAGACACCACCAGGGCGAGAGATGAGGCTCTCGGTGTCCGATGCCGCGCCGGCGATGTTCGTCGGGCGAGCCTCGACGGCGGCCTTCGCCCTGTCGGCCTCGGCCTTCGCGCTGACCTTCGCCATCTCGGCAGCGGCCTTCGCAGCCTCGGCGGCGTTGCGGGCGTTGCGACTCTCGACGAGCCCAGCGTCGCGAGCCTTGCGGGTCTCAACGTCGGCGGCGAACTTGCGTTCGGCGAGGTCGGCCTGGGCAACCCTGCCCGCGATGCCGGCGCCAGTGTCAATCAGGGCGGGCAGAAGCGAGGCAAGCGCCGTCGACCGTGCAGCGTCGCGGCCGGCGCGGATGCGCTCCTGTTCGAGTTGCAGGGGAACGAGGCCAGCGGCGGCGAGGATTTCAGCGGTTCGAGATGCGCGAGACATGAGTCACCCGTTCACAAGTTGGATTTGGTCATGGGCCGAACGACGCCAAAAAATGCCAGAGTCGCGCACGACCCCGAGGGTCAGCGGCGTCACCGACCAGCCCGGCAGGTTGATTGTCGACGTGCAGGACGCCTGCAGCTCGGCGCGGCGCTTCTCCATCGCCGACAGCGGGGGCTCGCCGGTTTTGATCCAGCACATCGACGCGGCGGTGTGGCACAGCAGCTGATCCAGCGTCGTCAACGAGATGGACGCTTGTGACCAGACGAACGGGTCAGACGACAACGCAGGGAACGCCGCGCGTGGCACATACATGATGCGGCAGGGCTGTACCGATGTGACGTTTGCGAACCCATCGAAGACGCGGCAGGGCGGAACCTGCAGGACGCCATTGCCGACGACCAGGGCGACGTTCGCGATTTTCAGCGGGGTGATAGACGCGAGCGAGATAACACCGGCTGACGAGGATGAAACGTCGGCCGACTGGTAGTAGATGTTTGCGCCACTGTCGACGACGCTTTGCCACACCTCCTCCTGCGCGACCTGCAAAGCCGTCGTGATTTCGGCATCAGAAATCAGCGGGTTGTTGTCCTTGTCGTCGAGGAGAAACCGAACGCGAACGATGGCTTGGGCGAGTGTTACTGTCATCGTCGGCCTCGGTGTTTGGGCAGGGCCATCGCAGCGGCGAGCAGGTCACGGCCATCGACGACGCGGGCGAGGCTCTTGTTGATTTCGCGGCGAAAGTCGGCGCGGTGGTCCTCGAGGGAGAGTTCCCGCTGCATCTCCTCGCGGATGCGATGACGCTCGGCCTTGTCGAGGACGTGCCATGCTTCCCACTGGCGTTTGCCATGCAATCCGTCGAAGACGCCGGCGCCGTCGCGGAGGAGGCCAACGACAATCGG